AGAGCAAAAGCCAAAGAACTCCTAAAAGAAGAAATAAAAAAACTAAAAATAGAATTAGATGAATAACCCAATAAGCCCCTCCCCTATTCCAGAAGGCTATGTTTTAGTGCCACAAGACACTTACAATAGGTTTCTGAAACAGATAGAATGGGAAAGCATAGAAATACCAAGCATCAATGATGTAAGCGAATACACAGGGATTTCTATTGAAAAGATAAAAAAAGACTTAAAAAAATACGACTGCCCACTTATGGAGTTGGAAAAAGGAGGAAAAGGCAGAGGAAACATTAAGAAATTCATTAAAAAATCAGCAGAACTCTACAAAGACTGGGTAAGAAAATAAAAACTCCCAGCTGGAACTGGGAGTAAGTAATAATTAACAATCAAAAATCTTAACAAATGAAAACACATTTATTAAAACAATTAACGATGGCAAATTTACAAAAAACAGCAGAAAAAACAACAAGAGGTTGTGATTTATACAGAGTAGCTTGGGAAATGATAGAAATCCAAGGGTTTGAAAACTACGATAACAGCGAATTTGAGTGGTTTCAATTGTTCTTCGATGGACTGGGCAGACAATGGTGCGTAGAAGAAAAAGTAAGCAAAAATAAATGCGAGTGGGTACTCACAAGAGATGGTGAAGAAATCTCTCCCCTTGGAAAGCACTCAAAGTTTATTGAAAACTTCATAGAAAGCAAAAAAGAAGAAGAATTAGAATACAGTTTTCATTAATAGATAGTTTGATTTTTCCACCGCCCACAATCTTTTTTCATTGTAATACTCATTCATAAATTAACTTAAACAGGGCGGTGGTTTTTAAAAAGAAACAATATGAAACCGACACACAAGATACACAAACTGAGACTTTGGAAAAAATGGGTAATGAACAACAGAAAGTATGATTTAGCCTATTACCGAAACATATACGACAATAATACTTATGAAAACGAATTACAAAGAGCTGACCGAATTCTTGCGATTCTTAAATAAAATCTACATAGAATACAAGGGCGAAGGGTTCAAGCCAACAGCAGAAGAATTTAAAAAAGTAAAAGAACGATTCACAACAAGATAAAGTGCTGTTTGAATTTAACACAAAATAAATGTTAGAAATCTGGTAACAGACAGCACAAGCCCTGATGCAAGTAATCTACCAAGAAAACAAACAAATACAGGGTAACACAGCCCAGTTGCCCGAAAACTGGAAAACAACAGCAACGCTGGGCTGTTTTTAACTTAAAAATCAATTAAAATGGAAAATAATTTAATCACATTACAGCAAGAGCCTGTAATTATTTACGAAAAAATCAAAAGTGTAGGCGAAGAAGTTCAGAAGAGAATTTCAGATTTGAATTTAGAAAATCAACTTGTAACAGAAGACACAATAAAGGCGGTTAAAGGCATCAGAACTGATTTAAATAAAGAATTTGCAACCTTTGAAGAACAAAGAAAATTCATCAAAAACGCTGTTACAAAGCCTTATCAAGAGTTTGAGGAAAAGTATAAAGAGTTTATTGCGACTCACTACAACAACGCAGATAATACCCTTAAAAACAAAATCTCAGACTTTGAAAACAAACTAAAAGAAGACAAGGCGGAAAGACTGAAATCTTACTTCACAGAATTGTGTCAAAGCCTCCAAATAGACTTTTTAACCTTTGAACAAGTAAATATAAATGTTACCCTTTCGGCTTCTGAAAAGTCACTAAAAGAAACCATTACGGCATTTGTAGAGGGTGTAAATAAAGACTTAGACTTGTTAAAATCTATTCCAGAGTCTGATGAATTTAAAGCCGAAGTTTTACACGACTACAAGAAAAGCCTTGATATGGCGAATGCTTTGAGAATAACCCAAGAGCGAAAGAAAGCCAAAGAGGAGGAATTGAAGCGAATAGAAGAGCAAAAAATAGATGTTGTAAAAAACGCAACAACTGCCGAGCCACAGAAAGAGGTTTTGCAAGCGCCAATGGTGGAAGAAACACCGAAACTGGTAGAAACTCAATTCAGAGTAAGAGGAACAATAGAGCAGCTTAAAGCACTAAAACAATTCATCATAGAAAACAACATAGAAATTTTATAAAAATGGAAACAAAAGAAATAGCAAAACAAGAAGAAAAAAATCCAAAAGTAACTTATGATGTAGCAGGGCAAGAAGTTACCCTATCATTTAGAATAATTAAGGATTATTTAACCAAAGGAAATGGAGCGGTTTCTGACCAAGATTTAATGCAGTTTATGAGTGTGTGCAAATTCAACCAGTTAAATCCATTCCTAAACGAAGCCTACCTTATAAAATTCGGAGACAAACCAGCCCAAATGGTGGTATCTAAAGAGGCTCTAATGAAAAGAGCAGAAGCAAACAAAGAATACGAAGGTATCAGAGCTGGGCTTATCCTATTGAGAGAGGGGAAGATAACAGAAGTAGAGGGTGCGTTTTATTTGAAAGATGATGAGATTTTAGGAGCATGGGCAGAAGTTTATAGAAAAGATAGAAAATTCCCTATCGTGGCAAAAATTCCTTTATCAGAATATGACAAAAACCAATCTACATGGAATGAGAAAAAAGCCACAATGATAACCAAAGTAGCCAAGGTTCAAGCATTGAGAGATGCATTCCCAGCACAATTAGGGGCAATGTATACCTCCGAAGAGCAAGGTGTCATAGATATAGAAGCCACAGAAGTAACTCCAAGGAAAGTAATAGACACTAAAATAACCCAGCAAGAAGAACCAACAGAACAAAAGCAAACAGCCGAAGAAGTAGATTTTGATAATGTTTAGCATATGAAAACAAGATATTTTTCATTTGGACAAACCCACACACATTCTTTCAATGGACACACCCTTGATAAAGATTGTATTGTAAAAATAACAGCAGAAAACCCAAGAGAAATTATGGTTGAGCATTTTCAAGATAAGTGGGGGTTTGAATATACAGATTTCACAGAGGAAAGTTTAAGGTATTTCCCAAGAGGGGTTTATAACCTAACGGAGAACAAATGGGAGTGGCAAAAATAATAAGCTCAAGCAGTGAGGGAAATGCCGTGATTTACAACAAAAACATAATGGTGGATTGCGGTGTTTCTTTCAAGGCTTTACAAGGAGTAAAGGATGATTTGCAGCTGGTTTTGCTTACGCACAAACATAGCGACCATATCAACTTGAAAACACTTCAAAAATTACAAGACCAACGCCCAAGTATTAGAATAGCTTGTTGCGAGTGGATGATAGAGGAACTACCAAATATTAGAAACATTGATATTTTAAAAATTGGCAAAATCTACAATTACGGAAAATTCAAAGTTTCGCCTTTTAAACTCTATCATGATGTGCAGAATTGCGGTTACAGGATTTTTATAGAAAATTATAAAATATTCCACGCTACAGATACAGCACATTTAGAGGGTATTTCAGCCAAAGGATATGATTTATATGCAGTAGAGCACAATTACGATGAAGAAAAAGCGCTGAATGCCATAAAGAAAGCGCAAGAAGAAGGTAAGTATTGCCACGCTATCGGAAGCATAGAAACTCATTTGAGTTGGCAGCAAGCAAGGGAATTTATAAACAATAACAAAAAAGCAACGAGCGAGATTTTGGAGTTGCACAAGAGCAGAAGTTTTTATTGAAATGAAAAAGGAATTAGAAAAGATACAAGAGTTTTTAGAAGTAGATGTTTCGGAAAATCCAGAGGAACTGATAGAACGGATAAAAACACTCAATGTCTATATGGCACGAAGCGGTAGAATGTTGGCGGATGCAAAACAGAGATTAAGAGAAAAAAAAGCATCTGAAATTTCTAAAACGATTTTAGAAATAGCCAAACAGAATTTTTTAAGCGCCAAAGCACAAAATGCACTGGTGGATAGTATAGCCCAAGAGGAGAATTTCTTGGTAGACTGGGCAGAGCGAATAAACAAATCCTGCACTCATCAGATAGATGCCTTGCGAAGTCTGTTGAGTTACGAAAAAGAAAATTTAAGATTAAATAAAATAG